CTGCGTGGTCTGCACGTTCTCGGCAATCTTGGCCGGGATCAGGACTCTTACGTTAACTGCCATGTGTCACCTAAAAGGTAAATTTGAGTCGAACACGGCCGTTAGATCCAGCCTTGCCCGGATCGCCGCCTTCTACCGGGTCGCCGCCGTCACCGCCAGCGCCGCCCACCAAACTGCCGACGCCCGCGATCGGCGTGGCTCCAGTCTGCGTAAACGCCGCCCCACCGTTGCCGTTGGTGTTGGTCGTATTACCGCCTGACGCCGTTCCGCCAGCACCTTGTTGGCTGCCGTAGATACCGATGCCACCGTAACCGCCAAAGCCGCCGGTGCAGATCATTTCGGGCAGTGCATACGTACCAGCGTACGCGACGGATTGACCGCCCGCGCCGCCTACAGCGTCGCCTAAGGAACCGCCGTTGCCAGCGGCGCCAACGGTATACAGGATAGTCTTGCCGGCATCCGGCGCTGTTAGCACCAGCACGGTCTTGGCATACGCGCCACCACCACCGCCACCGCCAGGATTCTCTTGCGGCTCGTAAGCAAACTCGCCAAAAATGTTCGTGACCGTACCGTAGCCGCCGCCACCGCCCGCGCCCCACACTTCAATGGTAACGCCCGTGGCGCCCGCAGGGATCGTGACGCTGCCCGACCCCGACGAGAAGTCGAATACACCGGCACCGGCTCCCCCCGTCGTGCCTGCAATTGCCGCTGCTAAGGTAGCGCCGCTCATTAAGACAATCCCGCTCCGCTGATTAGCCAAGAGGTGCTGCCGATCTTGACGCAAGTAGCGAGGCCGTTCTGCGCCAAAGTGCGCGTGCCGGTCGTGGTGCTGTTCGCCAAGGTCAGCGTGTCGGTCGTAATCGCAATCGAGAGCGCCGACGAGTTGACGTTGACAATTATAACAACCGTACCTACGGGGAACGCGACCGCCGAGTTAGCCGGAATGGTCAGCGTCTTGGACGTGCCGTTCATTAAAATGGACTTGCCGCGATCCGCCAACACCAGCGTGTAGTTGTCCGTTTTGGACACTTGCGGGGCTTCTCGATAACCCACAGCGTAGTTGGTGCTAACCGTATCGTTGTCGGGAATTAGTGGCGTGCCCGTAAACGTAGGCGAGGCAATCGGTGCATAAGTCGCCGCAGCAGTCGCGGCCGTAATTCCATTTGTGATGCCATAGCCAGCCAACGTCGTCGGCGTGCCCGTTATGGTTGACCATGCGACCGATTCGGTCGAAATGTCGTTGATACCACTAATGTCGTCGTACTCACCAATCTGAACGTCATTAGAGTCGGTCAACACAAACCGATACCTAACCCCTTCTGTTAGCCACATGTCCTCGGGCAGTCGTCCGCCAGAGTCAAGGATGATGGGGTTGGCATTAGCCGTCGCACCGCCAATCGCCGTATAAGTGTTGCGTGGCGTCGTTGTTCCGGCGTCATAGGTGTAGATTTTTCCGCCCGACAGCACAGAGCCGTCGTCGGTGAAAAATTGCGCCCCGGCGCCTGCAAAGGCTGAAAGGTAAACGGTCATACATACACCTGCATAACAGTCAAAATGATGGATGGAATGGCCGGAACCGGCGCAGCAGCAGCAAAGTGTTGCAACTGAACACTGGTGTCGTTCACAGAAAAATACAACTGAAAATAATCGCCGTTGGATAGCGGCAAGAAAAAGTTAGCCGCCGAAAAAATTTCAGCGTTGTTGCCCTGAATCTGAATTAGCGACCCTGAATTGGCTACAGCCGTACCGTTAATAGCAGGCCAGATATAAAACTGACCCGTGCCGCCAGAGGTCTTGTCTATTTGTATAGAGAATTGCACGTTATAGATAGCAGGGCGACTAACCTTGATCTTGCTGTTGTCGCCGGGGTCACGGTAAATCCCGTAAGCCGTATCAGCGTTGTTGTACGTGATTGGGTAGGCCGTATTGATAACCGCAGCCGCTTGCGTCTGCGTTGAGTAGAACGATCCAAAACTAACCGGCGTCAGCGGCGTAATCGGCGGTTCTTTGTAAATGCCGTCAATCTGGCTTTTAACCACCGCCAACTCGTCCTCGACGTTAGCCGCCAAGGCAGGCGCTAATTCAAGGTCAGCGATCGTGGTCTGAGTGGTGCCGCCACCCGTCAACTGAAACTGGTTATTAAGAAAACGGAACCACTCACGCGAAATCTGGCCGGTGCGCTCGTCAATAAACGGCACACGCGGGGCAGGAATTTGCGTGATGTTTTGGGTCACGACGCCGTACCGCTAATTTGCAACTCGGCGCCCATAATGGCGACCTTGACCGGATCGGTGCCGCTAATCTCGTACACGCGGTCACGCAGTTTGGTCGTCATGCCAAGGCGACGAAAAATAGCGCGGGTGCCGTATTGCCCGACACGCCCCATTGACGTTTGACGTTCGCCATTCCAAGTGTGACCGCCATCGTCAGACCAACGCAGCATCAGCTGAGGATCGGCGCCAACGGTATAGTTGACGTCCAAAATAATATCTTCGCCGCTTTCAGTCTGAAGAATCTGCAGCAATTCGCTACCAAGGTACTGCGTATCTGTGAACGCATACCCCGGCAAACCAACGCCAGTCTCGCAGTCAATTTGCAATGTGTGTTGCGCGGTGCGGGTTAGGTTATTTGCGCCGGTTGGGAGCGCTCGCCAAGTACGCAGCCATTTTTGAGCTGCGCCAGCATCAGAATAGACACTCAAATCAAACTGATATAGCCGCCCGTTTTGATAATCGCCGATGATTGGCTGGCCATTGAATCGAGCATGGCAGTTGCCACGGTGGCGAGTAAAGTCACCGTTACGAAAGCCAGCGCGTTCATGCCACGCGCCCGTAGCCGCGTCAAACACCCATGTCGTGTCAGCATCCGTGAAGTTCAACACGTAAAACGTGTGGCCATCTTGTTGATACGTGTACGCGACCGCATCAGCCAGATTGCTGTACTGCTGAATGGCAAATTCAACGGCATGCGTCGATATACGCACAGCTTGGTAGCCTTCGGCGCGGTAGACGATGCCTTGACCTCGAGCGTCGGCGCCAAGCCAAAAGACGGAGTTATCCATTTTGGCGACAGAGTACGGTGCGATGCAGCCGACCTCGTTGTACGCGCCTTGGATGCGCGTCAACGGGAAAAGCGGGTCACCCGAGTTGTACCAGACCTCGACGCTGTTGGTGCCGAATAGCCACGCTTCGCGGTGGTCGATGATGAGCGACACCAAACCGTCAGGCGATCCTTCGGCGCTGGCAAAATCGAGTGGGTCTACGGATAGGCCATCGAGCAGTTGCGTCACCCACACGCGTTGCGAGTTTGGTTCGTTGAAGACGAAATAGCCGTCAAGGTAGCCTACGGTTACTGCGCCTGGAAAGTCAGGGTCAGTAATTTGCGCCAGCACTTCCGTGTCGGTGTTGTAAATAAACCCGTCTGGGTTGCAGGCAATAAATATCTGCGTGCCATTGTCGGCCATAGATACGGGGCCAGTGCCGGTAACGGATCCGACGGCATTGACACTACCAGCCTGCAACAAGATTTTGCTGCTATCTTCTAACAGCACAAAAGATCCGTCTTCTAGTTGCAAAAAGTTTTCGGCGGTAAACGTATTATCAACGCGGTAAAAACTATCGCCCGACACTACATAGAGATAGTCTTTAAGCGAATACAATCCGCGAATTGGCCCATCGCCAAAAACGCCTTTCAATGTAAGACCGGGGCAGCGTTGTAAATACGCCGGTTCTTTGCCGCCCTCGCCAATAACTTCGGGGTAAAGATTGACCATCCGGTTGTCGGCAGCATTGACCGACCGGATGACATACGACGACCCGAGGATCGGCGTCTTCATTAGAAGTTGCCCGTGAAGATGTTAAAGCGCGGACGGTTGACAAGCAGCGCCGCCGGCATTGCCATCACGTCATCCGGGTTGTTGATGCGCTTCAAGTTGCGCTTGCTATACATCGCAATGCGTTGCACTTGCGGCGATGGCTCTACGCCAAACTCCGGTGCGAGCTCGCACGCTAAGTTGTAGCGAAACGCGCGCAAGTAACCCGGCGGGAACGTCAGATCAGTGTCGAGCGCCGCCGGCGTCGTCAACGGGCGCACCGACACAAAGTGGAACTCCAGCACTTTAGTGGGTACTGGATAAACGTAAATCTCCACGTTGGGGTAGGTCATGTTGACCCACATCAACTGCGGATACGTGGAAGTTACGGTCTTAACGGCAATATTGTTGTACTGCTCGTTATTGATCAGTTTGATGCCGTACGACACGTTGGTCGAGGCGTCACGGAAATAAGTAGCGTCGTCCATCAAGATAGGACGCTCGGCCACAAACGTGCCGGTTGGGCCCATCGTGATCGTACGAATGTTGGGCTGCCAGTTGTATA